CAATCTAGTAAGTTTGCGAAGAGAGGTTAATGAAAGTGTTAGAGTTGATCTAAATGGTAGTAATGCCTATACAGTTATTTTGATTCAAGATGGAGTTTCCAATATAATAAAAATCAACGGAGGGAGTGATAGCATTATTACTATCACTCAAAGTGATTAAATGAAGCGACTAATATTACCATTACTTATATTACTAAGTTTACCTTTAATATTTCAATCTACCCCTACAGAAATTTTAAAATTAAAAACTTTTGATAAATTTATAGAAACACCAGAGCCATCAGGTAATTTTGTAATACTAAATATTACAGAAGAAGATGTAGAGCGTGAGGGCGGTTGGCCTTTGCCTAGACAAAGATTAGCAGAAATACAATTAGACATAATAGGTAAAGGTGCTTTAGGTGTAGGCTGGGTTATAAGTTTTCCACAAGCAGATAGAATGGGTGGTGATGAAAACTTTGCTAGATCATTAGGATACGCTCCCTCTGTTATAGCCATGTTTGAAGATGGTAAAGGCGATTATCCTAAATCACCTGGAACTGTTGTGCTTGGTGATGATAATGGTGGTATAATTTCTACAGGAGTAAAGTCAAACCTACCTCTACTATCCAATCATGTTCTACAAGGTTTGGCTATTGCTCCTACTGATATAGATTTATTAGTCCGTAAAATACCACTCCTAATTAAAACACCTAATAATGAATGGATACCTAGTTTTGGTACACAAATATATAAAGCTTTATTTGGTGTAAAAACTTACATTATAAAAACTAATGATAATGGTATAGAAGAAATATCAATACAAGGAATACCACCAGTCAAAACAGATAGTTTGGGTCGTAAGTGGATTAGTTGGGTAGATACTGAACAAACAGACTTACAAGAAATGAATGTAAATGGTAAGTTTGTCTTTGTAGGCGTTACTGCTAACGGTGTCATGCCACAGGTAGCCACACCTGTTGGACTTTTAGAGCCACATAAAATACAAACTGCACTTGCTGAGTCTATATTAGTACAAGATTCTCCATACATACCTGACTGGTCATTAGCAGCAGAGCTTTTAATTTTAATAATATTTGTTAGTTTAGTTTGGTTTGCATTACATTACTTTGGCATTACATGGGGAGTATCTATCGCTACTGCATTCATGTTAGTTACAGGCTTGGGTGGTGCCTACATGATTAAACAAGGTTTATTGGTAGATGTATCTTGGACTTTAGTATCTGAATTTATAACAGGATCAATAGCTTTTTACCTAAGATTTAGACAACAATACAAATTAAGACAACAGATCAAGAAACAGTTTGAACACTATTTAGATCCAAGACAAGTAAAACATTTACAAGACAATCCAGATTCATTAGTGTTAGGTGGAGAACGTAAATATTGCACGTTTCTTTTTACAGATGTACGTGGTTTTACAGCTTTATCTGAAAAATTAGAGCCAGAGGAAGTAACAAAAATTATGAATAAGGTGCTTACTATACAAGCAGATACCGTTAAATTTTATGACGGTATGGTAGATAAATATATAGGTGACGCTATGATGGCCATATTTAATGCACCAGTTGATGTACCAGATCATGAAACAGCAGCGGTATTATGTGCTAAAGAAATCCAAGATAAAGTTAAAAGTGCTAATTTAGGTATTGAAATAGGTGTAGGTATTAATACTGGATATGCCGTAGTTGGAAATATGGGTAGTAATACCAGGTTTGATTATTCTGCTATAGGCGATGCTGTTAATCTAGCAGCACGACTAGAAAGCTCGACAAAGGAAGTTGGAGAAGATATTGTAATAGGTTATGATACTATAAAATCTAATTCATTTAGCGAACAGATAATGTTAAAAGAATTGGATAGTATTTTTGTTAAAGGCAAAAAAAAGCCAATTAAAATATATACATTACAAAATGGTTAGTAAAAAAATGACAGTAAATGATGTAGCAGAAAGACTTACAAAGTTAGAAACTATATCTCATGAGCGCTGGAAAACTGCATTTAATGAGTTTTCTGATATAAAACAAGAAATAACCTATATTAATTCAACGATGAAAGCGGCCACCTTTGGCGTATTTGGCTTTCTTGGTGCAATAGGTATAGCTGTATTAACGAGCATATTAATATGAAAGGATTACTAAAAAATATAGTTGGAGCTGTAGCACCAACATTAGGATCTGCTATGGGTGGTCCTTTAGGAAATATGGCTATGGGTAAAATAGCTGAAGTATTAGGTGTATCTAACGATCAAAAATCAATACAGCAAGCTATGCAAAATGCTACACCAGAGCAAATGTTAGAACTTAAAAAAGCAGAACAAGAGTTTGAAGTGCAAATGAAAGAACTTGATGTAGATGTTTTTAAATTAGAGACACAAGACAAACAACATGCTAGAGGTATGTTTAGTAAAGATTGGACTGCTAGAATAATAGGATTATTTACTATTGGTGGCTTTCTTGGTTACATATTTTTAGTAACTTTACAACCACCTGAACAGAATTCAGAAGCGTTAATAAACTTAGTCTTAGGTTATTTAGGAGGACTTGCAAGTGCAATTATTTCGTTTTATTTCGGAGCATCTCATACCAACGACAAAGGAGAGTAAGATGAAAATATCACAAGAAGGATTATCTTTAATTAAAAAGTTTGAAGGTTGTGAGCTTGAAGCCTACAAATGTGCAGCAGGCGTATGGACAATTGGATATGGTTCGACCAAAGGTGTAAAAGAAGGGGATACTATAACTCAAGAAAATGCAGATAATTTATTAAATCATGAAATGAGTGAATATGAGGGTTATGTTAATAATATGGTCACTTCGGATTTAAAACAAAACGAGTTTGATGCTTTGGTGTCTTGGGTTTACAATCTTGGCCCTAATAATCTTTCATCAAGCACATTATTACAAAGGCTAAATAATAAAGATTGGGATGATATTCCTAATCAAATAAAACGCTGGAATAAAGCTGGTGGTGAAGTAAAACAAGGTTTGGTTAGAAGAAGAGAAGCAGAAGCTTTGCTATTTGAAGGCAAAGAATGGCATGAGGTTTAACTATGCCCCTAAAAAAAACAGTATTTAGACCAGGTATCAACAGAGAAGGTACTGCTTATGATAACGAAGGGGGTTGGTTTGATTGTAATTTAGTTCGTTTTCGTAAAGGTAGACCAGAAAAATTTGGTGGTTGGGAAAAACTTAGCTCCGCAACTTACGAGGGTACTGCAAGAGCATTACACAGTTGGATTTCATTAGGCGGCACAAAATATTTAGGGCTAGGCACACATTTAAAATATTATATTGAAAGTGGTACGGTATTTAGTGATATAACGCCTATCAGATCAACCACATCAGCAGGAGATGTAACTTTTTCAGCTAGTAATGGTGATGCAACTATAACCGTAGCAGATACATCACACGGTGCAGTACAAAATGATTTCGTTACTTTTAGTGGGGCAGCGACATTAGGCGGAAATATTACAGCAGCCGTACTTAACCAAGAATATCAAATAGCAACTATTGTAAATGCAAACAGTTATACCATAGAAGCAAAAGACACTACAGGATCAACTGTAACCGCAAACTCATCTGATAGTGGTAATGGTGGATCTTCTGTTGTTGGAACATACCAAATAAACGTAGGCTTAGATATTTATGTGCCTGGTACTGGTTGGGGAATTAATGGTTGGGGTGAGGGCACTTTTGGTAGCTCTTCCTCTTTAAGTAGTACAAATCAGTTGCGTTTATGGACACATGATAACTTTGGTGAAGATTTAATTATTAACGCTAGAAATGGAGGCATTTATAAGTGGACAGAAAATAACGGTGTATCTACTAGAGCAGTAGAATTATCTGGTATCTCAGGAGCAAACTTAGTTCCAACTGTAGGTCTACAAGTTATAACATCAGAAGTTGACAGACATTTAATTGTATTAGGAGCAGATCCTATATCTGGCACAAGTAGAACTGGAACTATTGATCCTATGTTAATAGCATTTAGCGATCAAGAAAATGAACTTGAATTTGAGCCACTGTCAACTAATACAGCAGGATCTTTACGATTATCCTCTGGCTCATCAATTATTGGAGCTGTTAAATCAAGACAAGAAATATTAGTTTGGACTGATACTGCTTTGTATAGCATGCAGTTTATTGGACCGCCTTTTACCTTTGCAATAAATTTAATTAATGAAGGCACAGGCTTAGTTGGTCCTAATGCTGCAATCACAGCACCATCGGCCGTATATTTTATGAGCTATAACAGTTTTTATGCATATAACGGCACAGTACAAACTTTACCTTGTTCTGTACAAAACTATGTGTTTAATGATATTAATCTAACACAATCGTTTAAAATTACTGCTTTTACTATAAAAGATAAAAATGAAGTAGGTTGGTTTTATTGTTCTAGTAGCTCTGATGAAATTGATAGATACGTTATTTATAATTATTCGGAACAATTATGGTTTTTTGGGCAATTAGTTAGAACAGCTTGGCTTGATTCTGGTATAGAAAATTATCCAAGAGCAGTTGGGGGAGGGCTTTTATATAAACATGAAAGCGGTTTTAATGATGATGGATCGCCTATGACTGGTGTATTTATAGAAAGTTCTGACTTTGATTTGGATGATGGAGAAAAGTTTGCTTTTGCAAGAAGAATAATACCTGACTTCAAATTTATTGAAGATTCTAATAATGGGACCGTAAATGTAGTTGTAAAAACAAGAAACTTTCCAGGCGATTCTTTAACTACAAATTCAACGAATGAAATATCTAGCACAACACAACAATCACATATACGTGCTAGAGCAAGACAAATGGCATTACGTATTGAAAGTAATGATGATGCAACAAATAACGGTAATTTATCTATTGGATGGAGACTTGGAGCAACTCGTATTGATATAAAACCAGATGGTAAAAGATGAGTAAGCTACTGCCAACTCAGCTACCTATAGCGCAAAACGAGGTAGATCCTAATACATTTAACCGTTTAGTCAGATTATTAGAGATAAATTTAGGTGCGGTTGACCTAGACAATACGCGTCAAGTAAGCGAAAATGAGCTGAATACTATAAATTTTAATGCTGGTAGTATTATTTGGAATACAACATTAGAAGTATTACAAGTATATACTGGTAATAAATGGGTAGATATTGGTACAAGACTTGTAGATGATGGTCTAGAAGCAACAAGTGCAGTAGGCAAGGTAACTGTTAAAAATAATGGTGCCACGTCTATCAAACTTGCTAATTTTGGTAAATAATAGATACTTTAGGTATCTACAAACAACTTAGTAAAAGCTATGGAAGACAATATACAAAAATTAGCGAGTATGGGTAGATTTGAAGATGATCAAATAGCTCACGTTGCAACAGGGGAAATGATAGTACCACCAGTAATTTCTCCAGTAACACGAATGATGATAGAGGATGACATGCTCAATCAGGGTATGGATCCTAATCAATATATAGTAGGCGGTAATCCCTCAATAAATCCAAGAACAGGCCTACAAGAATTCTTTATAAAAAAACTATTTAAAAAAGTTAAAAATGTATTTAAAAAAGTAGCACCTATAGCGGTCAGTTTTATACCTGGAATTGGTCCAGTAGCAAAAGCAGCTCTTACTGCGGGTGTTGGTAAAGCCTCTGGCTTATCTACCAAAGAAGCCTTATTAGCAGGAGCCACAGCTGGATTAGGATCAAAATTTTTAGGTTCTGGTGCTGGTGGTAAAGGGTTGCAGGGTTTAAAAGGTACTTCAGGTAAATTTTTTGGCAAAGGTGGAACTTTTAGAAATATATTAGGAAGAGGCAGAGAATTTGTACTACCTGGCGAAGACAATAAAGGGTTATTTAGGAATATATTTGGTGGTGGAATTAGTGGTCAACAAGAAATGATGATGCCAAGTGGTGACTTTACTATGGTATCTGGTGGTGAACAAGATTACCAAACTAATCCCTTAGTAACTGATCTTTACCAAAGAGGTGTTATAACTTATCAACAAGGGTTTGATGGTATGCCTGGTTTTTTTACGAATAAAGATGGAGATAAGTTTTTTACCCCTGAGCAAGTAGAAGCAGCTTATGCATCTCAACCATCTGGGTTAGGCAGGTTTTTTCGCAGAGATCCAGAAGATAAAGGCAGAACTCCCCAAATAATTAAAAGTATTGGTGACATACTTGGTTTTGGAGGTAGTTCTGGACCGACTGAAACTGGCAGATTTTTTGGTAGAAAAACACCTGAAGCTATTAAAGGTATAGAGGATAAAATACGTGGTTTGAGTGGTGATAATACGGGCTTAGCACTACTTGCAGGTCTTTATGGTAAAGCAACTAAAGAGGCTGCAGAAAAAACAGAAGGCGGTTTACGTGATATAAGATTATCTGTTAGACCAGATTTAATGCCACAACAAGTATTTCAAGGCTTTGATGTTGGTGTAAGACCTGGTATGCAACAAGGCAACGCAGTATTTGATGTCTCTGTAAGAAATCCAGAAAATGAAAGATTTGCTTTTATGGTTTTACAATCAAATGATCCAGATATTTTAAATAAGTTAGATGATATAGATAAACAAAAATTCGAACACGGTTTAATAATGAGTGGTGAGTTTGGTTTATTTACAGATGCAACACGTGGTAAAAACTATATGCCTTCATCAGCTTTTCAGAATATTATGAGAGCAAATGCTACTGCACAAACAAAAATACCACAAATGTCTTATGGTGGTGGTATGGGATTTAAAGAATTAGATTTACGTATGGGCGGTCCATCTGAAGGCCCAGGTACCGAAACAAGTGATGACATACCAGCTATGTTAAGTGATGGTGAATTTGTTATGACGGCTGCTGCAAATAAAGGACTTGGAGGTTTTAAAATAGAAAAAAACAAAGATAGTCTTACTATTTTCCCAACTGGTAAACCAAGTAGAGAACAAGGATTTAAAAACAACGACAAGTTGATGAAGTTTTTTGAAGATTATCAGGAAATGATGAGTTAAATATGGCATTTTTAAATAGAATATTTAGAAACAGAGGTTTATTAGAAAATTTAGGTAGAGAACCGCTAGCCCCCACTTTAGAACCTATAAGACCAAGACCTATAGTTACACCTTTTGTACCACCACAACCAGTTTTACCTTTTCCAGAAAGACTGCCAGACCCATTTGAAAGATTACCTATAGAAGATCCAAGGGATGATTTTTTATCAATACAAAGATTAGATGATAGGCCACCTGCTGCGTCTCCACTTCAACAAGCATTTGAAAGAATACAAAATCAACAACTGCCAGTTCTTTTACCACCTGAGCAACAAGGTTTATCGCCAGTTGCACCTGTAAATACAGGACCAATCAAACTTTTTGGTCAAACACTTTCTCAAGAAGATTCTGACAGAATAAGAGAAGGTGGCAGTTATAGAGATGCCATAAAAAAATTAATACCTGAAATTTCAGACGAGGAGCGAGCTAAATTACCGTCCGTATTTGGACCTCCCTTACCACCACAACCACCATCAATAGACGGCATAGGAGGTATTAATCAGGATCCAAGACCTTTGGAGAGACCGATCATACCACCCAAGCGTGATGATTTTATGTCTATAGAAAGAATTGGGGATGGAGGCACACCTATTCCAAATGATGGGACTTTAGGCGATTTACCTCCTGGATTAAGAATGAGTGAAATACCGCCAACAAGCGGTCCAGTTATGCCTCCTGGTGGACCAATACCAATGAAGCCTATAAGAACTGGTAATTATAATTTAGAAAGAAGAAGACCTCCATTACGAGACACTGGCGGTAATGTACCTGGAGGTGGTGGTACAGACCTAAGAGAGGCTGGATTTCTAAATATGCCAGAAGTAATTTTTGATGGACCAACTGTATCAATGGAAGAAGCAGAGGCTTCTGCAAGAAATGCTGGTGCTGGTAGACGTGCTTTTTTACCAGAAGGTTTTTCTTTTGATAGACCGGGAGGAATATACACCTCTGTTATGCCACCTCCAGGTTTTGTATATGCTTATGGTCCAGATGGTGAAAGACGAGCAGTTCCAAGTGGAGAGCCAGGTGCTGCTGAACTGCGTGACAAAGGTATGGCTATAGATCAAGCATTTCTTGATTTCCAAAAAACAAATCCAGGTGAGCCTTTTTTAGGTGGTTTAACACCACCTGCAACAACAGACCCAATTGTTAAACCTGCCCCTACCACGCCAGCTGCAGTGGCAACAGATGTGGGGGCAGTACCCGTCACCACAATACCAGAAGATGTCAGAGGCCAAGTTGATCCTGTTTTAACACAACAAGATACAAGAGAATTACAAACCGATCCCCTGTTACGTGCTTTGTATTTTGGTACTGCTGATCAACCTGGTTTCATTAATCAGTTACAACAAGCAACAGCTAATTTAATAGCTAGTGATGTACCTCTACAGCAAACAGCAGGCCTTAGTGAGCTAGAACAAATAGCTCAAGATAGAGCTTTAGCTGATTTAGGTGTGGCAGAACCTTTTGTAGGAGAATCGGCTGATTTAATTAGAGGCACTACAAGACAGTTTGATCCAAGCATGACACAACAGTTTTTTAATCCTTTTGAAGATCAAGTAGTACAACAAACTATACAAGACGTTCTAGAAGCTGGTGAAAAAAGAGATATTGCACAAAGAGCAAGAGATATACGAACAGGCGGGTTATCGGCCTTTGGCTCTAGAGCAAGACTTACTGCTGCTGACCGTCAAGAAGCTCTTGGTAGAGGCTTAGCAGAAGCTCTAGGCGGTATTAGACAAGCAGGCTTTGGCCAAGCACAAAGAGATGCAATTACTACTTTTGCACAACAAAGACAAGCAGAACAACAAGCAGCTAGAGATTTAGGACAGGTTGGCACCACACTAGCTGATTTAAGAGCTGGTGAGCGTAGAGGACTAGCTGGCTTCGGACAAACAGGTAGAGATATTGAAGAAACAGCTTTATCAAGATTATTTAAACAACAAATAGATCAACAAGGTAGGCCTTTAACAGCACTACAACTTACTGGTCAACTATTACCACAATTCCAAGCAGGCTCTACACAAATAGATTCAGAATATAGGTTACCTGTAGACCCTTCACAAAGAGGTTTAGGTGCCGCTTTAAGTACATTTACAGCTTTAGCACCAGGCCAAACAACTGATTTATCAAAATTAGGAGCTGCTTTTAGTGGCTATGGTACTTCATCATGATAGGAGAAACTATTGTTACAGCACCAAGAATATCAACTGATATTGATGTGAAGCCAGTTCAAATCGATACATCACTTCAAGACATAAGTAGTGAATTAGCCGAGCTAGAAAAACAAGTAACTGAATTACAACAAAGAAAACAAAATTTAATAGGACAATCTCAACAAGGATTAGGTAAATTTTCACCACCAGACTTGTTTTCTATTTCTGATCCAGACTTTATGGGTGGCCAACAGATATTTTTAAAAGATCTTGATAAATTAATACAACCTAGATTAGATAGAATAGAAGCTCTTAAAAAATTACAAAAAACAAAAATGGGTGATGCTGGTATTAGTGCTGCTCCTGTAATACCGCAAACTGGTGTTACTCAACAAGATTTAGATCAATTAAAAACAACAAAAACAGAAGTAGAAGAGGATGGTACAACTGATGTAGTACCTGCAAGCGGCGAAGATACACAAGGTGACAATACTGGTGAAGAAGTACCTGATGGAACAACAATTGATATAGAGGATAAGGAACCCTTATTTCAAACTGAACGTATGTTAAATTTTTTAAGAAATGTTGGTCAATCATTAGTATTACAACCAGATATGGGTGCAGGTTTAGCTGTTGGTGCTGCAAAAGCAGCTGAAGAACAAAAGAAAATAGATTTATTAAGAGAACAACAAACAGTAGATTTATTAAAAGAAAGTATAAAAGCAGGACAAAAAGCACAACCATCTGGATCGTTAATAAAACAGTATCAAGATGATTATTTAAAAAACTATTCACAATTTAAAAAAACAGAAACTACTTTAGATTGGCTAAATCAGGTCAAAACGTTAATAAATGATCCTGGTGACGTAACAGGTCTTTTTTCTTATGCTAGATCATTAGGCTATCAATATTTTCAAGCACCTTTTAACGCAGCTGCAACACCAGATAAATTAACCATTATAAAAAGAATTTTAACAACAATTTCAACTTCCAATCCAGGCGATATAATTAATCAAAGTTCGGGAAGATTGTCAGATAGAGACATACAACTGGCTAAAGATATACTAGGTGCATTAGAGGGCTTCAAAGCTATCACCACAGGTGAACCAGAGTTGTTATCTGTAATAGATAGACAGCTTATAAGATTTGGTGAGGGGCAAGATGAAAGACTTGCAATTATAAATAATGCAAATGAGTTTTTCAAAAATAATAATCTAAATCCACCGCCTGTACCAGAATTTACGGCAAAACAAGGATCAAAAACCTCTACAGGACAAGAAATAATTGAATACAATTTAGGTAGTCTTGAAGCACAAAATGAAATTACTAACAAAAATATTGCAGATAAATCTAGGTCTGAAGCTCTAAAATCAGCTGGTGTAGATGACTAAGTATGCAAACTTATAAAATAAATATCAGCCCAACTGTTTCTAATGTCGTTGAAGCTAATTCGTTAGAGGAAGCAATAAAAAAAACTAAAGCAGAAATAGCTAAAGGGTCATTATCAAAACTTTATGATGATTTATTCTTCGATTATGAAACTGGTGTTCCTGATAAATCTCTTAGAAGAAAACTTGCAAGGATGGAAACTCCACAGGAGCAAGATAATTTACTCAGTAATATTGTTGGATCAGATGGCTTTGTAAGAAATACAAAAATGCAATTAGCATTAACACCTAAAGGACTAGAAAGATTAGGCTTGCCTTTTGATAGAATAAGATTAAATGACGGCACTACGTTAGGTGTAAACAAAGTAATTGATGAAAGAAGTTTTGGATTTACAACAGGTGATGCTGCAGATTTTATGGGTATTGTTGGGCCTATTGCAGGTGCAATACTTGCTTTTAGTCCTCAAGCAAAAATATTAAAAGGTATAACCTCTTTAACAGGTAATAAAAAATTTTTAAGAAATCTTTTGACTGCAGGAACAGGCACCGCTGCTGGTAAAGGTGCTGAAGAAATTATTGATGCAGCAGAGGGTTTTCAACTACAAGAAAGAGATGAAATAGCTAAACTTTTAGCAGGTGAATTTGCATTAGGTGCTGCTGGCCAAGGTTTAGGAGATGCTATTGGGGCAGGTTTTAAAGCCATAATAGGTACAAAACTATCTGGTAAAGAAAATTTTTTAAATAAAAGAAGAGTTGAACAAGCTGCTAAAGGAAGATCATTATCTGATATAAATAAATTAGATAGAGACCTTGGAAGAGTAGCATCAGAGAAAGAAATTAAAGACGCAATTAAAGCTGGTAAGGTTAGATTAACATCTGTACCATTTTTAGCTGCACAAGCAACTTTTGGTAAACCTTTAATGGCTAGATCGCAACAAATAGTAGAAACAGTCACAGGCGACAAAAGGATAGGCCCAAATGTCCAATATTTAGCAGAAGAATTAGAAAATATTACTGGTCTGATTAATGATGAAAGTGTTTTACTAAAAACTTTGGTAGATGATATAACAGTGGGTGACATAGTTACAAGTGTTGATGATGTTGCGTTAAAATATGATCAGGCTCAAAAGCAAGCAACAAAAAAACTTACCGAATTGTTAGAGGAAATAGCAGAAACAACTTATGGCTCTAAAAACTTTAAAAATGTCTTAGGTAACAGGCAGATGGGAGAGACTTTTCAAAACACATTAGTAAATGCAAGAAAAGCTATAAATAAAGAACGTGGTTTTGACTATGATGCGGTTGATGCAATATTTAAAAGTATAGCAAATGATGGTGTTAATAAATCTGTAAATACAACAGTAAATCAAGTAATAAAACAATATATTGATGAGGCACTTGACATTATTGAAATACATAAAAGCAATCCTTTTTGGGACGTAAACTCGCAATCTGGAGTTTTAGACTCTGGTACCATAATAGACTTAGAGCGATCATTTAAAAGAATACAAAAAAATTCTGAAGATTTTTTAAACGGAAAAGCTGGTGCTACAGGCAGCACACTAACTGATATTAGAAATGCTATAAGTGAAACAAACAGATTAAAAAATAGTGAAATTACACCAAAAAAAGAAAGAAAAACTATTACAAGAATATTAAGAAAGTTAGATGACTCTGATATTAAAGGTAATGATAGTATTTTAACGAGTCTTGAAAATAATGGTGCAAGAATGATTACATTTAATATAGCAGATTATAATAGAACAAACCCATTAACTGGTGCTCTAAAAGCAGAGTTAAATGATCCCGATAAATTAAAATTAGACACTGCTATACGACTTTTAAGAATAGCGAATGATAAGAATAGAGCTAGATTACAACCTTATGATGATGTCATCATAAAAAAGGCTTCGTCTGAGGCAGAGGTTAGCGGTGCAGCAGATCCAGATAAAATATTTAATGATTTAATAATTAACGGTTCAACAAGAAATTTAGAAGATTTTTTTGATGCTTTAGGTCAATACGACACTTACTTAAGAACTATAGGTCAGGCACCAAAGAAAGCTAATAATGTTAATTTTATTAAAAATGAAATTAGAAAAAGATTATTTAATGATGCCTTTAGAACTGCCACTAATGTTAATACAGGTAATGTAAATTTTACCCAGTTTGTAAGACAAATAAACAAATTTGAAAATCAAAATCCTGGAAAATTAGATATATTATTTTCTGATATTGGTGGTGCAAGTGTCGCACAAAATTTTAGACAAACTATGAAACAGTTATTAGAAATTGATCCTAAATTTAGATCTACCGAAGTAAAACAATTAATAAAATCAATACCAGATGAAACAGGATTGACAGCAACTCAAACTGGACTTGAATTTATTGAAGGCTTAAAAACACTTGCAAGAGAAGCAGATATTAATGAAAAATTTATTAGAAATAAGGCTTTATCCACATTACCAGAAAAACCTGTAGATGAAATAGTTACATCAATTTTTAGACCACAAAATGCTAATAATATTAATTTTATAAAAACACAAGTAGATCCTGCAACCTTTGTTCAAATACAGGATGCAGCTATGGTTAAATTAATAGAGAACTCTGTAGATTTTGGTAATCAAGGTTTAGGTAAAATTACAGATATTTTTAAATTTAAAAGTTTAGATACCGCTTTAAAAAAATATGGTGATGAAACTTTAGACGCTATGTTTGGAAAAGAAACAAGACTTGGTTTACAAGATTTAGCAAAAAATATAGACATTCTAACATCTGGTGAGCCTGGTAGATTAGGTGTTGCAGGAGGTGGTATCGTGGCTGGTGCTATTGGTGCTTCGGTAATATTTAATCCTTTATCTGCTTTAGGTATTTTGCCAGGCTTGTTTATTACGAAATACTTTTTATCAAGGCCAACGTTAATAAAAGCCCTAACTAAAACTGATAGAGATTCTATAACTTTGGTTTCTGAAACTTTCAATAGGCTTCTGTCACAGCTAACAGCTAGAGGTATAGGTGAAGGAATTGATGAAGGTAGAGAACAAGCAGAACTTTTACAAAATCAATTATTACAAACCGAACAAGCACAACAATTGCAAGATGATTTTAGAAATTTTGCACCGCAACAAAGTATTACTTACCCAGAGATACAGCCTATACCAGATCAATTAGAATTAGACAGACAAGCAAGACGTGAATTTGCTGAACGTCTATTTAGAAGACCAGTTATATAAGTCCTATTTCATCCCTATCAAAACCTAGTGGTACATCTGATAAACAAGTTAGATGTTCTTTTGGTATATGTATGTATGGTTCGTTATCCTCATCATAATTAGGTGTAGGATTAATATTCA